GGGTGTGTCATTTTCTGATGACCAAAAGAAGATGATCGAGGCGATGGTAGAAACGGGTGATGTGGCTGGTGCACAGCAAATCATCTTGGCAGAACTCAACAAAGAATTTGGTGGCAGTGCTGCAGCCGCTGTTGATACCTATGCAGGCCAGCAGGCATTACTTGCAGCACAGTTTGCGGATATCCAGCAGACGCTAGGCAATGCGTTGCTGCCTGTATTAACGCGATTTGGCAGCTATGCCGGTGAAGTGCTAGTGCCAATCATTGGCGATTTAGTTACACAGTTTGCTAGCTTCATTGACAGTGTGGATTGGCCAGGTATTATCTCTGCTATTGATGAATTGTATTTATCATCTGATGCATTTGTTTCTGGTATTGACTGGCAGGGTATATTGGCATCGATAAGAGCAGGATTCAATTCATTCCTAGTGGCTATTGCGCCAATTACTACTGCTATTTCCAATCTTTGGGCCGTGGCACAACCTGCACTCACTGCACTATATAACGCAATCACCACACAGCTGGCATCGCCACAAACGCAAGGATACATGCAAAATATCATTAGCATATTTCAGCTACTAGGGGATATTTTAGTAACAGTGGTGGCAATGGCAATTCAGAATTTTTCAGATGGCATTAGTAATCTCACCACCACACTGCAAATTCTTTGGCCATACATTCAGATTGTATTTAAAGGAATCATGGCATTGATTTTGCCATTTCAAGCGTTAATTATTGGCGCATTGACGGCCATTAGCCAATTATTAAAAGGTGATTTTGCTGGCGCGTGGTTGACCATACAAAATGCCATTGGCGTATTTGTTACTGCCACACTCACTACCATTGGCGGGTTTGTGGCTGATCTGATTGGGAAACTCAATGGCATGGTGGCCAGCCTGGCCAGTGCTGCCATGAATATTGGCACCAACATTGCACAGGGGATTGCTAATGGTATTAGTAATGGCGTATCAGCCATTGTAAATGCGGCCAAGAAAGCAGCTCAAGCCGCACTTGATGCGGCTATGGCACTACTTGGCGTTGCATCACCATCAAAAGTGTTTGCAAATCTGGTAGGTAAACCCATTTCGCAAGGCATGGCGGCCGGCATTATGGCAGGATTGCCAGACGTAACCAACGCAATGAACGCCACGCTGGGGAGTGGCGTAAATAGCGCACAGGCAACAGTACAGAATTATTACCAGCTATCAGCCACGTATAATACACAGCAGAGTGAATCAAGCATCATGGCGGATTTTAATGCCATGCAGATACTAGCAGGTGGTATATAGTGCCATACACACTAACGTACACCATACAAGGCACTACATACACACTGAATGGCTATGATGCAGTGTCAGGCCTGACGTTTGGGTATTTGGGTGATCTCGGATTTGGTATGGCACCACTACACCGAATCACGCAACGCGGGCCACTACAACAGGGTGATTCAGATGTAGATTTTCGCCTTGATCCGCGTGTGTTGCAATTGCCATTTATCATCACTGCCAACACGATTGCAGAACATTACACAATCAGAGATAAGTTACTAGCGATATTTTCACCATCAAACGTGATTGGAACACTCACCATCACACGGCCTGATGGCACACAGCGTGCAATTGCTACCAAGATACTTGGTGGTTTGTCACTCGATGTTGATGCCAAATCAGGGTACAGCGTGAAAACGATTGTGCAGATGCGAGCGGATGATCCTACATGGTACAACCCTGTACAGAACATCATTGCAGGCACACCAGCGATTGTGGGAACACCTACACCTATACCGCGATTATATCCAGTCACGTATGGCGCAAGTGGCACCATCAGCGTAAATACGTCTGTGGCATATGCTGGCACATGGAACGCATACCCAAACATCGTGGCAGTAGGGCCGTTAAATAGCCTAGTGATTCAAAACACCAGCACAGGAGATACAATCACACTGACCACCAACATTGCTGCTGGCACTACATATATATTTGACCTGCGCTATGGATATAAAACCGTCGTGAATCAGGCAGGGGCAAATGTGCTATCAAACGTTAGTGCTGCATCAAACCTTGCCACGTTTAATCTGGCACCAATGCCACAAGTAATTGGTGGAGTGAATAACATTCAGATTACTGCCACGGGTGGCACTAGCACCAGTGCCGTGTCAATGACATACTATGATCGATTTATAGGAGTATAACCACCATGGCTGAACAATCTATTGGATATGCCACCACAGGCACGGGTGATGGCCCTGCAGCAGGGTATGATTCGTCACGAATGACCGTCATTGAAGCTAAAACTCTTGGCATCGGTGTGTTATTACAGGGTAGTTATTTGGCGGCATCAGGCACTGGCACTGCCACGCTATCAATTGCGGATGGCAGTGCAGTGGTGGCTACAGGCACCACTACAGTTACTGGTGGCTATCTGTATGAGAATACCAGCACTGCTAGCATTGCAGTGGGAGCGGTGGCCAATGGCACCTATAATCTGGTAATTCTTGCTAATGAATCTGGTGCCAGCGTGACAGTCACGCGATCAGTGGCAGGCACTACCATTCTCACTAAAACCACGCGGCTGGCACTTGCGACGAGTGCGCAATTATCCACTGCCGCACAGCCGTATATCACACTTGGCACGGTTTCGGTAGCATCGGGCCTTGTGAGTGCAATTTCGTCGTACTACGCATACGCCACCACGCGACAATTGCCACCAGCAATTTATGCCACCATGAGCGGTGGCACTGTATCACTCACTGCTGCAAATACTGATTATCAGATTGCAAATTTCACTTCATCCACCAGCGTGGCTGATCGTGTAAGTGTAAGGCATGCACCTGGTGTTTCGACGCGCTGCAAATCTTGTACTTCACTCATCACGCTTGCAAGGTTATTGGTTAGCAAGTTTGACATTTACTGATTCACTCCCATTGTTATCAAACTTCAGTTCCACACCTTGCACCTTTTGCGTTACTAGCGTGCCATTGTCACTGATGCTGACCAAATCACCAAAGAAATAATCACGGCCGTATTTCAATGCCGCGTTTTGTGTAAGCTTGGCAATATAGACGGTATCTTTTTTAGCCTGCAGTGCTAGTGCACTATCGCCCATGCTGTTGTAATTTGCAGTAGTAGTGCCTGCACCCTGATTGCGCGAATCAATAAACTGTTCTCGATTCGCCAAACCTGTATTGAGTGATGCAGGCCTGCTGTACATATTGCGGGCCAGTGATTCACCACTGCCACCTAAAATGACGTTGGTAAAATCTTGCACCTTATCAGTGATTACTTGCAGCTCTGCAATGGTGCCAGTGGCCACTGATAGAATTACTGTACTACTCCGATTGGTACCACGCTGGCCTAAATACCACGTAAATGTGTATGTGGCTGGTGCAGTCCATACCATATCAAAATCACCACCATTGCCGATTGCCACCTTCTGCATGGTGTCGAGTAGGTTCTGCATACTGCAGGCAATGCTTACTGTGCTACCACCACCAGCACTTGCAGCAGTGGCCATGCCTGTGGTGCTGCCATTGATGATGCGCTGTGATTTGGTGCCAGTCACTGCCAATGTAGTGCAATTGTAATTGAACAATGTTTTTAGGATTGTTTCGGCAGGCACTGCAGCAAACACACTTCTATTTGCCACGTTGGCACGGTATGCTACCACGCGATCTGCTAGCAGTGCCATCATTGACACGGCCGTGATTTGGTATATGGTTTGTGTGCTGACCACTCGCGCAATACGTCGAATCATGCCTGCAAATTCAACACTTGCAGTGATGCCTTGTGCTGCATCTTGTCGTGTCACTGATACGATATACCCATATTGCAAGTATTGCGCATTAGGTGACGTGCTGGCCATGCTAAAGGTCAAACCGTCAATAGCATTCACCTGCCTGCTAATTCCCAACTGCATATAATCCGTGGCAATCGTTTGAATAACGCCACTGGCATTATAAATAGTCATCGTATAAAGTGGTGCCATCGATTACAACCGTGTACAAATAATATATGAGTCTGTCACACTGCGATTTGTCACACTTGACCATGCCTGCAAATTGTATGTATTTGGCGTGCCAGCAGTCACGGTAATTGCATACGTAGCACTAGCACGATAAATACCACTTGATGCATAATTGGTTGCTGACACTACAGGAAATGATGCCCCAAGATTCAACAGCAATGCTGTGCGCGTCCCCGTGGCATTGCCATCAAAAGCAATCTGAAAATCAAACTGATACACACCACTTTGATAAATGGCAATTTGCCCACTCGATGTGGTAAACGTCATACTGCCATCAGCACTGTTGACACCATTTGCATATGTGCCAAGTGTGTAGTAGGTAGATGCTAATGGCATGGAGATGGTACCACCACTGCCTTGGCAATACTGCTGTGTGCGCTGTTGACGACCACTTGCATATGCATAGTATGGTGCAATGGCACTCACAAGGCCTGATGCCACCGTAACACTGCCAAGTGTGATGTATGGCTGTGCAGCAGTGGTTAATTGTGCGCTCGTGGC